CATCCTGACACATAATATCCGAAGACAAATCCCTACTCTGATGATTTGCACCAGAGTAAGGTGTTCTGCCGAATTTGAAAGAAGTCCATTCCGTAAACCATTTTGAGACTTTGAGTTCAAATCGATTACCTTTCTTTTTACTATTTGCCATAATTTCATTGTATTGTTTATGGATCATAGTGGTTTATAATAACTAAGGCCCTTGATTTTCTCTACTTGCAGGATCTTAGTATTTGATAAAGGTAATGAGTCGTGATGTGTTATTAAAAATAATGATTTACCGTTGAATATGTGTTTTATTAGGTTTATTACCAATTCTATGTTATCAGAACTTAGAGATTCAAATACTTCATCTAAGAATGCCAGATTAATACCCTTACTTGCAGTTAAAGATTCGTGCATTGCGAAAGCCATACATAGATTTACCAAAGTCTTTTCACCTCCTGACAGTTCATCATAATCAATAATGTGATTATCCCTTTCTATAAGAGTAACAAAATCCTTTCTAGTTGAATTAAGATCAATGTTAAACTCAATTCTAAAACCTAATACTTCTGAATAACTAGCTAGAGTACGATTTAATAAATGTAGGGATGAATCAAATAGATATGCCTTGATTCCATTGTTACCAAGAGGGTCATTTATCAACCAATTATAATTCTCTAACTCTAGTTCTCGGTTATGGTAATCTTCATCTACCTTTCTTAAATCCTTACGAATCTTTTTTAGTCTTTCTTTGTATTTAGTAGACATTACCTTTAGTTTCTGATTCTTAAGGTCTTTTATTTCCTGGTCTATATCTGCCAAATCTGAAGCAATATCGGAACATTCTTTAACTAGAGTCTTATACTTACTGCAGTTAAATTCTAGTTCATCTAATCTCTCTACGGATTCTTCATATAAGCTTTGAAGTTCTTCCCTTTCTTTAAATGCTTTACTGATGGGAGTAAGCATTTTCAAGGCTTTCTTATATTGTTTATTCTTTATTAATTCTATGGACTCATCCACCAGTTCATTTAAGGGAGTACTTAGAGTTTCCTTGTTTATCTTAATTCGATTCTTTATCTCTTGTACTGCTTTGGTTTGATTTCTTACCTTTTGTTCTATTGCTACATCTACTTCATCTGAAATATGTTTTTGTTTTGCAATAAGTAACGCAGTTAGGTCTTTCCGTTCTTCCTTTAGTTTCCTAGATTTTTCTCTGAGATCTTTCTTAAAGGATTTCTCCCTTGACCTCAAATCGAAGTAAGCTTCTTTATTGGCCTCTAATTCTTTCTTTAGTGAAAGGGATTCGGATTCTAATTGATTAATCTCATTTAAGATAACTGCCTTATCTTGATTAGCTATACCCTTTGCTAAATTTAGGTATTCTAAATCGAATACTTCCTCAAAAAGCTTTTTCTTATCCGAATTAGATTCTTGGATTAATCTCTTAATACCCTGACCGAACATAATTGAGTTCATGAATAACAGATAGGATAATCCTAGTTCTTTATTGATGGCATTCTGTAATTCATTCTTACCCTTGATATTAATAATCTCGGCATTTTTAATGATTATGAGTCTATCATTTCCCTTAGCACCATCCTCTAGGTAATCTTTGAATTTTTGACATCTGATTACCTTATAGGAATCTTGGTTTTTCTGAAAAAATACTTCTACCATGGTTCCCTTATAATCTTTAGGTTGGTATTCTTTCCAAGTATTTACCTCAGATACTCCCTTTATATTTTTCCCATATAATGCCCATACCAAGGCATTCAGTAAAGTTGATTTCCCAAAACCATTAGGAGCTTTGATAAGAACCGTACAATCTTGGTTTAATTGTAAACTGAAGGAATCTATAGAACAGAATCCCTGTATATTTAACCTTGTAAATGTCAACATGATTCAGCTTTGTTTAAAGTATCAATTAAAAGTTGTTTCTTAGCATCATCTTTTATACCTTTTTCCCTTAAGTATCTTTTTGCTAGAGTTTTCTTAGAAACTTGCTTAGTAATCTTATGGTTTGTATTTACTTGAATACTAGTTTTCTTGGGTAAAATGGTATAATAATTGCCATCATCCTTAATTTCATCCTCGGATTCGACATCTATGAATTTAGGAAATCCTTTCAATTCTACAAATTCCATAGATAGGTCTGAATAAAGTTTCCAATATCCAAGTTTACAATCTTTATCTGTTCTCCTTTGTTGTAAGGGAGCTCCAATCATATAAACCTTCTTTGATAATCTTTGTGGTTTGTGTATATGACCACAAATAATTAAATCAAACCTATTCAGTACATTCAGATTTAGATTTTCTACTGAATCAATTTCTCTGCCATCCGTATCTTTTGCTCCAGGATAATCAGTATGAAGCATAAGGATATTATCAGCATTCTTATCAAGCTTTATATTTTTCAGATATTCAGATAAACCTACATTGTGATCTATGTAGGGTATACCGTATACTACTGCATTCATACCCAGACATCTTTTACCATAATCTAGGTTCACTATCCCAAATTGTTCTAAGAACTTAACCCATGAAAAAGGTTTATTACCTATAAAGCTAACTTTCTTTAAGTCGTGGTTTCCTGATATAGAGAATATCTCTACCTGGTTTTCTCTTAACTCTAATTCCTTAAATTTCTCATAGGTCAATTCCATAAGATCTTGATCCATAGTTTCTGGCTTATGGAAGAAATCTCCACAGAATAGTGCTGGGCAATCATACTCTTTACATTTCTCTTGTATAATCGACAAAACCCTGAAATGATTCAGGGTTCTTTTATTGTCTTCATTGAACTTAGCCCATAAATTTAGGTGTAAATCCGAGAAAACTATTGCTATTACTTGTTTCTTCATATTAATCCAATCTTGACATTATCATGTGTATTCTGTCGTAGAAATCTAATTGGGGTACTACTAATATATCTATTACACTTAAAGTACTCCACTGAGTTAACAGGTTACCCATTATATCTGACATCTGAGCCTGATAATATCTATTTATGATTCTCTTCTTATTGTCTTCCATTGGCCATTCTTTCATATTGTACATACTCAAGGGAAGGTATATTAATAAATCACATTGTTGAACTGTAAGATCTTTGCATATATCTAAGAAAGCATCTACTTCACATTCGGGGATATTAGTAGATTGTTTATATATGAAATAAGCTGCTAAATCTACATAACTACGGTCTGTTACAAAAGTTTCTTTATCCTTGAAAAGCTTATTTCTCAGATTCAACAATTGATAATCCTTGTTTATGAGTTCTCCACATTCTTGGTGTAAAAACTCAGCATGGTGCATCTCTTTTGTATCTGGCATTAAATCTGACATACTACCAGATATAAAGGGTATACCATATTTGGTTTCTATGAACTTTGCCAAAGTGGTTTTTCCTATTCCACTTGGCCCTACAAACATAATTCTTTTCATGATAACAAATCTTTAAATGGTTTCATAAATTCATTTGTCATAAAGGATGCTAAAGAGTATTCGATACAGACTTCTTTGAATTTCTTGTATTTTATCTCCTTATTAGCAAACTTTTTCATAGGTAACTTGGATAATGGTACTTCTTTTTGAAATAATCTTAAATCTATAAGCTTCTTATTCCTTTCTGCAATCTCTACATGAGAAGTTTGATGATGATGCTCTAGAAATTTATCCAAAGTACCATATTCGTCCAATATTTTCCTAGCTTTTACAGGACCAATACCTGGTATACCTTTAATATCATCCGAAGTATCTCCCACCATTGAAAGGTAATCTACTGTTTCTTCAGGAGAATACCCGAATAGTTCCTTACAATTACCCTGATGAATCATCTCATCTTTTCTTGGATTGTTTATCTTTACGTCTTTACCGATAAGTTGATTAAAGTCCTTATCGGATGATATTATGATTACCTTCTCAGTGGGTTTTTTATTTAAAACTAGGTATGCTAAGAAATCATCTCCCTCATATTTAGTAGAATTATGCTTATCAAAAACATATTTAATTCTTAGGAGCTTGAGCATACCCATAATAACACGTTTTTGAGATTGAAGAGATTCATAATCTACTGAAATATTTTTCCTATGTCCCTTATAATCTGGTAACAAAGCATCTCTATAAGGAGAGTGTCCATTATCAAAAGTTATAATAACCTCATCTGGGTCCCACCTATGTAAGAACCCATGTAATGATCTAAAAAATCCGAATATTGCTCCACTTGGTTTTCCATCAGTAGACTTAAGCTTTTCGAATTTGTGGAAACTTTGATGAAGTATATTCTCTCCATCTATTAGTAATATTGTTTTCTTACTCATCGTCTTCCTCCTCTTCGTCTTCTGATTCATTATAGGATTCGTATTCTACTCCATCTATGGGATAACAGTTTTCTGTAAGAGCTTCTAGTTTCTTACGAGTAGTACCAATGGTATTTATATCTGCTTTCCTTAAAAGCTTTCTTCTTAGATCATCATCTTCTTCCAAAAGCTTTTGAAATTTCTCTTCTCCTCTTGCAAGAGTTTTATCCTTGAGTTTATATACTCCACCAGAGGATTTAATGATTATATCATTTTCTACCAATACATCTTCTAATCCAAAGCATCTATCAAATCCAACCTCATGGAACTTAGGATTGAAGTATACTGGGCATTTGCTGATTGTAGGTCTTGGAGGAGCAACTTTATTTTTAATAAGTCGAACCGTGACGAGTTTCCCAGCTTTGCGTTCTTTACCCTTTTGCTTAACAGTGATAGATCTTCCTGAATAGAAAGCAGCTCTGATTGAAGCGTAGAACTTAAGTGCTGCGCCTCCTGTAGTTGTTGTATTATCTTTTCCGAATCCAACATTCAATGCAGTTCTTAATTGATTAATATAAATCTGTGTAACTCCCAGTCGATAAAATAATTCGCTTCTGATACGGAAGTATTTATACAAAGCCTTTGCTCTACCTCCCATCTCTGCTTTAGCATCCGTCATTTTTGAATCTATGTTATCTGCACAATCCATAGCAGCAACTGAATCTATTACCAGAAGTATGGGCTCATTGTGTATTAACTGAGATCTGAAATATAATGCTAAGTCTGCTACTGCATCCGCAACATTCTCAATACGAGTATCATTAACTACTGTAACTCTTTCTGGATCAACTCCATTAGTTTGAGCCCAGGAATTCATCCATGATTGTTCAGCATCTACCCATATTACATGCCCTCCCAGTTGTTGACATGAATAAGCAAAGTTGTAAGCTATAAGTGATTTACCAGAGGATTCTTCTCCTGCTACTTCTAGGATTTTACCAAATGGGATTCCTCCACCAAAGGTATAATTCAATGCAAAGAAAGTACTTGGTAACCATAGACCTGTTTCTTTTGTTTCAGAAGCAAGTACTATTGATGACCCATATTTCTTTAGTAATTCGTTTTTAGAGGGAACTTTTAAACCCACTTTTCCTTTTGCCATACTGTAATGTATTAACATAAATAAAGGAGATAACCAATTTCTTGAATTACCTCCTCTACCAACCATTTATAAAACCAATTTATCAAATATCTGACTTATACTTTCTCTTTTTCTTCTTAGGTTCATCATCATCCATGTAGTGATCTTTATGAATACCTTTCTTTTTCTTCTTTGGTTTTTCATCCTCTTCATCAGAATCTCTTCCTTCTTTTAAGAATGATGCCAAAGTTTCCTCCAGTTCATCGTAATCTTTAATCTGAGATCTTACTATGGATTCCAAATCTACGTTACCTGAATACTTCTTGTCAAGTTTAGTAGGTTTACATGCACGAGCTGAATATGTAGTATCATTCTTACCTGAACCAGAACGGATAATTTTTATATCGTATCCAGTTCTTGGGTCTGTCATATCTCCAGCTTCGTCTTCATCCAAGTAAAGGTCGATAATATCCTGGTATACTGATCTTGGGATTAATACTCCCTTATCTTTTCCTTCATAATCTACCTTAGTACCTTTCTCATCTGAATATACTATTCCACCCACTACGTATTTTCTTCTTGGTACCAGCATCTTTGCAAGTTCCTGGTCATCTGGGTCTTTTGAGTTTTTCAGTTCCTGATACTTTTCCATAAATGGGCAGGGTTCATCAAAAGTAGCCGGGGAAATAACTCCTCCCAAATCTTTATTCAGATAGAACTGAATCAGTTCAATACCCAATTCTTGATCATCGCCTGGGGATTTGATTCTCATTCTTAAGGTTCCCTCTTTAGGGAATACCAATCCACTACCATTACCCTTGGATTCTAATTGTTTTTTCCGGGCTAACATCTTATCTTTAGTAGTCATGCCACTAGAAGATAATTTCTTTTTCTTTTTGTCCTTATCTTTAATCATATCAATCTAAGTTATTGGGTTCTGAGTATGAAATCTCATTTAAAGCTAATACGGTGAACAGACCCTTTTCATAAAAGGGTTGTAATTCCTGAGGTAAACAGTTTTTATCGAATTGATGTTCTTTACCAGCATACAATCCATATTCGATTATACGACCGATTTCCACGTGGTCCTTGTAAGTTTGATATTCTTCTGTAATTACACCAGATTTAATAACAACACCCTTACGAGGAACTCCTTCCTTTACCATATCCGGAATAATAATACCAGAAGCAGTGGTATTAATCTCTTTGGGAGAATATACCAAGATTTTATTTTCTACGGGTAAACCTGGAATACTATTACCAAGCTTCTTAGCTACTAGAGTTGATATAAGTTGTAAATTATACATATTTATAAAATTTAGTTAGTAATCTTTTATAGTTCCTACTGTAACTTACGGATATTGGCATTAAGAGTTCTTAAGATGCCCTCTCTACTCTCATAAGCTTTACAGATAGCTATAAATTTATTAGCTTTAGCTGCAGCCTTTAGATACCTTTTGCAAATAGATTTATATTTGGGGTTTATATTAGCTTTATGAGATACGTAATCATTATTGAACCTCTCATTGGAATCTTTTATAAATACCCATGCAGCAGAATATGCTTCCTCTTTTTCTCTTGCTAAAGCATCTCTTTGTTTTATATACTTATCTCTTAATGAAGCAAGTATATAATAACTAGAGGGGGAATCCTTTAGCTGAGAATTTAATAAGTTCTCATTGATAGATAATTCCTTTTGAATATCTATTTCTAAGGTTCTACCCTCAAATACTACCTTAAGTTTATTTATCTCGGTTTTCATCTTTCAACTTAAAAAC